ATACGAACATCAACTGTCACTCTAAACAATCAAGTGGCGGGTAGCGGTGGAACGTATCAAGGCGGTTTGTATATTGTCACAAACACAACCGATTTCACTTACGCAATTTTTGCTTATACGAGTTTTGTGCCAAGTGCAGGATACTCAATACTTGCGTCAACGGGTGCAAATTGGTCTACAACGTACAACGCCGCTAGCAAAGAAGGATTGGCATTAAATGCCGCCGGAGATGGCCCGTTTATATTTAGCAATTTGGGCGCTTCAAAAGGCTATCAAATTTTGGCTTTCGGCGGCGCGTAAAATTAACACTTGATGGAGTAATTATGAGCGTAAATCTTTCTCTTTTCGCCGGTGCTGGATGGCAATTCTTTGATAACAACGGGGTGCCTTTGGCGGGGGGATTGCTCTATACCTATGCTGCTGGCACGACAACGCCGCAGACAACCTACACCACCAGTGCGGGGAACATTGCTAATTCAAACCCGATTGTGTTGGATTCGGCTGGCCGCGTGCCCAATGAAATTTGGTTGACCTCAACACTGTTGTATAAATTTTTGCTTAAAACATCTGTTGGCACTCAAATTGCGTCTTACGACAATATTGCGCCAGCGGCAGACTCCGCATCGCTTGCTGCTTCTGGAGGGTCGGCGTTGGTGGGATACATTGGCGGTGGTTCTGGTGCAGTAGCCACCACAGTGCAAGCTAAATTGCGTCAATCAGTAAGTGTTTTTGACTTTATGACCGCTGCTCAAATTGCAGCAGTACAAGCCCACACAGCAAATGATGTAACTGCGGCGATCCAAGCCTGTTGGAGCTATTGCACAGATAATGGATTTGAAGCGTTTCATCCTGATGGGTGGTATACCATTACTTCCCAACTAGTCTGGAATGGTGCTGGCAGCATCGTGTCTGAATCAGCGGGTTCAGTGATTTACCCCACTGGAACAGGGTACACCGCAGTCCTAATCAATGGAACTCTCACTCGATGTTCCTTGTATCTCAATGGTGCAAATAACACATTGAACGGGATTCAGATTGGGTCGGAAACGGATGTAATGATTCTGTCAAGATTTGAATACCTTTCCGCAGTGGATTTTGATGGGTTTGCGATTAAAGTGATTGATACTTTTGATTGCACATTTGATAGCATCAATATCACTGGATCGGGAAATGCCAGTACGTATGCTTTCTACGTAACAAACAGCACAGGCAACACAACAAACGAGTGTGTGTTTAATCACATTCAAGTGGAGACTGCAATTCAAAAGGCAATCTACATCAACCCAAATACATTTCATTGCGTGTTTAACCACATCCACAATGAACGGATTAATTCCACTACTACAACGCAAGCGTCAGTATTTGGTGGGCAAAGCTGCACCTACAACGCTATTCGTTGTAATTTTCTAACCGCAAGTAATGGTACTGTTTATTTTGAAAATAGCGGTTGCACGATTACAAACTTCCGCTGTGAAACAAACAATGATGTGCTGGTTAATGCTGCAACAAGTAGCCTGCCAGTTACATTCATCACCCCTATTACCACGGGAAAATTTACAGTCAATGTTAATTCAACAGGCTCAGTGTCTATTGTAAATTCGTATTGCAACGAATTAAATCTTGGGAATGCTGGCAAAACAGTAGTTACTGGAGGGTATGCAGGAACATTGACTTTGCAATTTCAACCGTCAGCTAGCAATGCCAACGCATTTAACACCCAATTCTACGGAACCAATATTGGCACTTTGACCAGAGACAGCGCGTTTGCTTGCGGTGTATTCAACGGCTGCACCATTGCAGCACTTGGGTCAATCCTCGGGTACATGATTGCAAACAACACAACAATTGCGGGAAGCGCAACCTGGTCAGACATTGGTATTGAATGGGATGGTGTGACTTATACCGGCAATGTCACCTTAGCCGGAACAACGGCAATATCTCCAAGTATAAAAAACTCAACGATTGTAGGAAACCTTGTTGGGGGCGCAACAAACAATTGCAGAATTGTCAACACCACCGTATCAGGAACGGTAACAGCAATATTTAACGCCGCGCCAAATAGTGGGGCATTTCAAAAGGGTGCTAGGCATGACATTATTACCGCTGCTTCTGGCTCACCTAGTGGCTGGAGATATAGTGGTTCAGCTTGGATCGCAGATGCAAACGCAACCTAACATATGAATAAAACAATTAGGAGTATGTAAACATGATAATCCAACTGCTCAAATCCAAGACTGTCTGGTTCGCCATCCTGATCGCGGTGCTGTCGGTCGTGCAGGGCTATGTCGCGCTGCTGCCGATCACGCCAGTGCAGCAGATGGTCGTCGGCATGGTCATCTCGGTGGCGGTGCTGATCTTGCGGCTTATTACGACGCAGCCTATCTCGCAGAAATGAACTCAGATAATCGAAAACAGGCTATGAAGATGCTGTATGAGTCTGTTAAAACGCGTGTTGATATGAGTTTTGATTCATTTGAAAATGCTTTAAAAGATTGGGATGTTGTGCCTTTAGAGCAGAAAAATGAAATAATTGGTGCGGTCATTTTAAAGAAAAATGAAATTCATGTTGGATATGGAAAGAAACCAACAGCATCAATTATTCGACATATTCGTAAAACTCTGGCAAATATCATTAATCAATTTGGTTCAGCAATAACAATTATTGATTCAAAAAATGAAAAAGGTTTGAATTTCTGCCAACGGCTAGGATTTGTCACAACTGAAATCAATGGCGGTCTGGTTCATATGAAATGTGAAAGGTGCAATTATGTATAAGCCAAGAATGTCTTTTGATGAAGATAAGATTTATTTTAGCCGAGCGCAATCTCGGGCAATGGCGTCTGAATATCCGGTCGGCGATCCTACCGGCGGCGCAGCTTATGGCGAACGGCGCGATCCTGTTACTGCAGCAATCGGCGGGGCAGCAGTTTTAGGGTACATGGGCAGTCAAAACCAAGCAGATGCAGCTACACAGTCGGCACAGCTGCAAGCAAATGCAGCAAATCAAGCATCTGCTCAACAACTGGCGATGTTTAACACGATCAACGCACAGCAGGCGCCCTACCGCGGCGTTGGATATGGGGCGCTGAATACAATCAGCGGCATGTTGCCGGGTCAGCAGATGCAATACGATGCCCAGGGCAATCCAATCGGTTCAATGACTGGCACTGGCTACCTGACCAAGCCATTCACCTCTGCGGATCTGATCGCAAACCTAGATCCGTCGTATCAATTCATGCGCGAGCAGGGTCTAGGCGCCACTGGTCAGGCGATGAATGTCGGTGGCGGCGGCTCTAACGTTAATCTCGCACAAACCAAGTTTGCTGAGGATTACGCCAAAACAGGCGCACAGCAGGCATTCAACAACTTCTCAGCGCAACAGAGCAACATCTACAACCGGCTGGCCGGCATTGCCGGTATCGGTCAGGCTGGGCAGACGCAAGCGAATACGGCAGGCACGAACGCAGCAAATGCAATGGGCCAACTCGGTGTAGGCGCCGCGGGTGCTATAGGCGCCGGTCAGGTCGGGGCGGCTAATGCGTATGCAGGCGGGTTGCAGGGCATTGGCAGCGCAGGCACACTGGCAAGCCTGCTAGGGGGTGGCGGTGGCAATGTAAATCAATTTGGCAGTGTTGGCGGCGGTTCTAGCATTATGGGCAGTCAAAGCCCGTTGTATGGCGGTGGCGCTGGAACTGGCTATTATGGCGGCCAAATGGGTCAAACTTTCTTGCTTGATTAGGAATTCAAAATGGCTGACTTCTCATTTACTCCCGCAGCGGCTGGCATTCGACCAGTGCCGCAAACCTCGCTGGCTGACATGATCGGCGTTGCTCGCGGCGCCCAAGCCTATCAGCAGGCGCAGCAGATTAACCCTCTGGCAGTGCAACAGGCGCAAACTGAATTGCAACGTATTCAAGCATTAACGCCGCTTGAAATTGAACGTGGCGAGATTGCAACGCGTATTGCAAAAGGCACTGAACAAGCCGCAACTCAAAGACCAATCAGCGAAGCAGGAACTGCTGCTGCACAAATGAGCACCGCACAACTTGAAAATTTAAGATTGCAACAAGGAAATGCCAGTAGAGAAGCATTAAAACTTTTAAATAGAGAAAATTTAACTTCTCAAGATGTGACAGATAGTATTACAAAAGTTATAAAAAATGCTGGCGGTTCTGATGCTGCTATCAATCAAGCAATTTCTGAAATTCCACGTAACGCAACAACATTACAATTGAAAGCATTTATTGCTCGTCATGCAACAAATGCTTTAACAGCAGAATCACAATTAGAAAAACTGTTTCCATCTGCAGCAATGCAAAACGTTGGCGGCGGTATTGCGCCGTTCACAATGGGCAGTCCATATCTCGCAGTGCAACCGCCTGGCACGCAAGTCGGCGAAGGAACTGCGCTTTCGTTGCCGCCGGCAACTCCGACTGTAGATAGAGCAACGGGCGAACAAACTTATCTTGGCAAACCATTTTCACCACAAACAAGCGCACCTGTTGTGGCGCCTAAACCAGTGATCTCCGCTGTTGGCGCACCACAGCAGGCAATGCTTACGGCAACCGGCAATGTTGTCGGTCCTGACTGGGTTCAAACCGTTCAAGACGCATCAACCGCACAATCTAGAATTGGTCTTTTTCAAGACATTAAAAAATACTCGTCAGAAGCATTTACAGGCGTTGGTGGCACGCGCAAAGAATTGGCAGCAGGCATAGCTCGTTTGGTTGGAATTGATGCTTATACCGCAGAACAAACGGCAACCGAGCAACTGGCAAAAAATGCCAATCTGTTGGCACTTGCTGGCGGCAATACCGATGCGGCTCGATCACTTGCTGAAGCGGCAAACCCAAACAAAAAACTCAATGAAGAATCAATCAAGAAAATTGCCGATCAGCTAATTGGCATTGAAAAAATGAAACTGGCAAAACAGCAGTATTTGCAGCCATTCACCACTGATGCCCAAGAATATCAAAAACGCAAACTGCAATTTGATAATGTTGCAGATCCTCGGTTGTTCCAAGAAATGACGCCCGACTCGGTGGCCAAACTCAAGGCATCTATGTCGCCGGCGGCTATCAAGGAATTGAGCGATAAAATACAAGCAGCACGCGCTTTAGGGATACTCAGATAATGGCGACTCTTGCTGAATTGTGGGGCGAAGCGCCAGCGGCGCCTGCACCTGTGCGGGCGGCTGGTTTTCCTGTCGTTACACCAGAAGTGCAACGCACGCGTGATGCTGGTCGGCAAAAAATACTTGGGCAAGAACTGGCACAAAATCAAGCGGCACTTGCCAGCGCCACAACGCCGGAAACTCGTCAGCTGGCGCAATCGAATATTGACAGCTTAAACCGCGAAATGGGCGGCAGAACGTCTGCGCCGGTATCGGCGCCCACAACAATGGCAACGCCAGCAGGCAACACGCTTGCGGATCTGTGGGAATCTACGCCGACCACAGCTGCGCCTAAAGCAGCTTCGGCGATTGCTGTGCCGACAGCCAAAAGTGAAGAACAACAACTTGCAGAAGCGCAGACTGGCATGGCCGTCAATCCGATGATCGCAAGGCAGGGCGCGAAAATACGCCAGCGCGTGCAGGATACCGGATACACCACAGAGAAGTTATCGGTCGGCGATATTGCTAAGAAGATTTTGCAGCCTACTGCTGCGCTCGCGGATATTGCAATTGGCGCTGTTCCTGCTGCCGTTGGGCAGGCCGCTTATGCGGTTGCTCGACCATTTACAACGCCAGAAGGCGCACAGGAAATACAGAAAAAGATCACCGAACCGTATCAGAACGTGATCGGTCGCGCTGCCGGCATTACCCAAGAACCCGGCTATACCGGCGAGGCAACAACCCGTTTGATGAATTTTGTTAGCGAGAACATGAGCAAGGGCGCTCAGTGGATCTCTGAAAAGACGGGTGCGCCGTTGTCTGACGTTGAAAACATGATGCAAACGGCATCACTGGCGGTGCCAGGCGGTGCGCGTGCTGGCGCCAAGCTCGCAACGCAGGCCGGCAAAGGCGCAATCGAATTTGTGCAGGATGTGGCCACTACGCGCCAGCAGCTGGCCGATCAGTTTGCACAGAAACGAGCGCCTGTGGTTGTTGAGGGTCAACCTTCAACCGGTATGGTCAGCGCAGGCGCAGCTGCGGCGCCTAATGAAGCGATCATTTCGCAAGCTCTAAGCGTAGCAACGCCAGAACTGCGGGAATCAATTAAAAATATTCCTGTAAACAAAGTTAATGTGCCGACTTTGCAACGCCACATCGAGGCCGATAGTTTGCCTATTCCGGTCAGACTAACAGAAGGTCAAGCCACTGGCGATATTGTGAAATTGTCAAACGAACAAAACCGCCGCGGTCAAGATCCTGCACTTGCTCAACGATTCAATGAGCAAAACAATCAACTGGTTGAAAATCTTGGCGCTATTCGTGAAACCGCGGCACCTGATGTTTATGGCACAAAAACTATTGAAAACAGCCAGAGCATCATAGATTCTTATAAAAAAATTGATGATGCAAGAAACACAGACATAAGAACTGCTTATAAAGCATTGGAAGATGCAAACGGCGGTCAATTTCCTGTTGATGGCAAAACCCTTGCAACTAATGCAGAAACAATGCTGCGTAAAAAATTAAAAACAGAATTTTTGCCATCTTCAATTAAAGCTCAATTAGATCGTTTCAAAGCTGGCGAACAAATGACGTTTGAGCAGTTTGAATCACTTAGAACCAATTTGGCATCAGAAATTCGAAAGGCAGAACGAGCAGAAGATGGCAATGCTGCAATGGCATCTAGTCTAGTCCGTAAGGCGTTAGAAGATTTACCAATGCCAGAAGGCGCTGCAACTAATTTAAAAACAATTGCAGACAATGCTAGAAATCTTGCAAAACAACGTTTTGATATGTTGAGAAAAGATCCTGCTTATAAAGCTGCTGTTGATGATACTGTTTCAGCAGATAAATTTATAAACAAGTTTGTGATTAATGGCGTAAACAAAAATATAAAAACAATGGCCGATCATCTTGGCCGCAATTCAGAAGCTCATCAACATATGGCGGCTGGAACTATAAACTGGTTAAAAGATAAAGCAGGCATTGTTGATGAAACTGGCAATTTTTCACAAGCCGGATATAACAAAGCATTAAAACAACTTGATGCAACAAACAATTTAAACGAAATATTTAATACAGAAGCAAAAACACATTTAAAAAGTTTGGGCAATGTTGCCAGATACACACAAGCGCAACCTCGTGGTGCATTTGTCAATAACTCCAATACGCTTGTCGGCGCATTAGCAGAAAGAGCAAAACAATTAAGTGGTAAAGTTGTTGAGCAAGGATTAAATATTGCTGTGCCATACGTGCAATTAGGCACCAGTCTTATGGAGATGCGAGCACGTCGAGCATCTGCTGCAGAATCAAAGAAAGCATTAGAAGTCGGCGCAGGAACCAAACTTAAGGACATCGGCAAATAATGGCAACTTCTATCGAACTCGACGTTCGTTTGACCTCGCACGAAGCGGTGTGCGATCTGCGCTACGACAGCATCAACGCCAGATTAAAACGCATTGAGATGATCGGCATTACTGCGGCTGGTGCCATCATTATGTTGCTGCTGCACTTGGTAACGAAAGCTGGATGATGGACACCTTCGACCTGCTCGTAAAAGCATGGCCGATTCTTTTTGCGTTAATCACGCTCATTATTGTTTTATCCAAGATCGACCTGCGCGTGGCTGTGCTGGAAGAAAAAATTAGAACGCTGTTTGAGCTTTGGAACAAAAGGGGCGACAAATGAAAACGCTAATTCTGTTGGCTTTGCTATCAACAAACGCGCTCGCGGGCGGCGTCAATTTAATGATCTGTAATGGCGAGTTTGCCTTGTGTGCGGCGTCGGCCAGCGTGCCGACCGGCAAAACAATCCGCGTCGATGGTAAGGAGTTTCAAGAGGGCATGGCGGTCTGTCCAGTGTTGACCGGCAAATCGATCGCCAATTCCGACTTGATGAAGGGCAGTTGCAAAGCACCGCCGGGTAAGGTCTGGTCGCTGTTCTCGACGGTCACCGAATACCCCCAGGCGCCAAGCTGGGCGGTCGTCACCATGACGCCCAGGACGTTCGTCACCACGACCGAGGCCGGTGGCGGCATGAGTAACCAGTGGTCATTCCTCTGCGACAAACAGGCCAAGAAGGTCAACAACGTGCAGCTCGCCAACTGCTACGGCCCGATCAACGAGTCGCCGTGGAATAACGGCCATGTGCCTGTGGGCAGCACTTCGTTCACCGCAGCGCCGGTCGGGGCGGCAAACCCTGTTGGCGGCAATGTGCCGAGCAAATAATGCTTCCCCTCGGCGCAATCCTAGACATCGGCAGCAAGCTCGTCGATAAGTTTTTCCCCGATCCGGCCCAAGCTGAACAGGCCAAACTGAAACTGCTGGAGATGCAACAGAATGGCGAGCTGGCGCAGCTCAACGCCGATGTAGCCGAACAACATGAGCTGACCGAGCGCCTCAAGGCCGACATGGGCAGCGATTCGTGGCTATCCAAGAACATCCGACCGATGACGCTGATTGCCATCCTCATCGGCTATTTCACGTTTGCCGGACTGTCAGCGGCTAAGATCGACGTTAATGAGAGCTACGTGCAACTGCTCGGTCAGTGGGGAATGCTAATTATGTCTTTTTATTTTGGCGGTAGAACGCTTGAAAAGATCATGGATATGAAGGCCAGAAAATGAAAGACAAGCTAACCTTTATTGTTACCACAATGGTCAGTTTTACGTTGTGCGTGGTCATCGGCGGCATGGTGTTTGCGCTGTGCTACGGTCTGTTTGATAAAGACGTAAACAACGACGATATATTTGCGCTGCTCGGGCCAGCGTTTCAAACGATTGTCGGCGGGTTCATCGGTCTGCTGGCAGGTATAAAATTCTCAAACGCAAACGAGGGCGATGATGCTAAGTAACTTCCCCGCGTCACTGGCGTTAGTCCTGAAGTCAGAAGGTGGATTTTCAAATCACCCGGCTGATCCTGGGCAAATGACTATGCTTGGAGTGACAAAAAAGGTCTGGGAAGCGTGGGTAAAACACCCCGTCGATGAGGCCGAAATGCGGGCGTTGACACCGGAATTGGTGGCGCCGTTATACAAGGCGCAATATTGGGATGCCTGCCACTGTTCGGATTTAATTCGCGGTGTTGACTACGCCGTATTCGACGCTGCCGTGAACATGGGCAGCGGCAGGGCCGCAAAGCTCTTACAGGCGGCGCTAGGCGTCACTGCTGATGGTGCTATCGGCAGGGCCACGATCGCTGCTGCGACCGCTGCCGATCCCGTCGAGCTGCTGGAAGCCTTCAGCCTGGGCAAAGAAGCGTTTTACCAATCCCTGCCGACGTTTGGCGTGTTCGGCAAGGGGTGGCTTAATCGGGTTGCTCATGTCCAGGATGCGGCAGAGGGGATGATGACTTAACAGCCAACTGTTAAGAAATTCTTAACCATTCCAACGCAGATTGCGCGGCCTCTCTCAGTTTGTCAGTCATCATTCTCCCTCCCATTTTTCAATCAACTCAAACTCCGGCACCGGCTTCCGTTCCGCAACTGTTAAGGATTCCTTAATAGCTGGTTCCGCAAGCGCGGCTCTAAGAATACCTGCGGCAAATGCACAATCGCGGTCATCATCGTCCAGCAATTTCAATGCCGCTTTTGCGGCGGCTCTCAGTTTGTCAGTCATCGCATCACCAGCACTGTGCAGATGATGACCAGCACAACAATTATTAAGCCGATCCTGCCGCAGTCGGCAAATCCTTCTGAATACCCTTCGTCGTAATCATTCCAGTTACCCATAAATCCTCCGATCTTTCACCGCCAGAAAAGATACGCTCTTGCGCTCAAGGCACGACTTGCACTTCCAAATCCGGCGCGTGCCTCTGGTGATTTTGACCAGCTTGTAACCGGCCTCACGGCGGCAGCTCTGGCACACCGGGGCAATCATTTCCGCACCTGCTTGATGGCAGGCACTCCCTGCACCTGCTGCTTGTAACGCCGGATCGTAGCGGCAACGTCGGTTTTTGCCACATTAGTCGGGATAAAAGGGTATTCGATGATGTAGATCTTGCGCTCGCGCAGGTAGGCTATGGCGGCTTCCAGTTTGTCGTTCATGATTTCCTTTCGTTCCAACGTTGGATGGCAACCTCAAGGGGCTGGTCTAGGTCGGCGTGGGGGCCGATCATCTGGCATTCCTCGCAGCAAATTGCGATCACATTGGGTTTAACCTCGTCGACCAAGACATCCTCATTACCGCAGAATGGGCAGGGCAAAATAACGATCTGGCGTTTCTGGCGCTGCTCTCGGGCTGTTTCCCAGCGGTCCAAGTCTTGGCTAAACTGGCGTTCTATTTCGTCAAAGGCATCGCGGCTCATTTTTTCACCCCTTTTGCTTTTTTGGACTTTTCTTTTTCTTTTTTTTCCCACGGCAGATCGTCGACCAGATCTTTGAAATGGTCAACCGGCTGTGACTGCGTAATGTCGCAATCAAACTCGGTTTTGATGGCAGTCAAGGCAAAGTCTCCCAGCAGGGATTTGTCGGCAAGGTTGGTTATATCCAAACTGGTATAAACCGGCTGGGCAAACTCGGCGCCGGTGATCTTGTTGCGGTAGGTCAGCAAGTTATTGCTGGTCGCATCCATCAATTCCGCAAACCGGCCGAGCAAGGTAGGAATGTGGCGGTGCTCACCGCATCCGGCACGCTGGGCGGCTACGTCCATATCAGGTTTAGCCTGTGCACACGACCAGCGGGCTTCTCCGTCAATCTCAGGGGTGCTGTGGGCGCAGGTTCGGCAGCTCACGTCGGGCGCTTCCGTTTCGTAACATTGCGATTTAAAGCGGCAAAACTTGCAGGTGAAATTCGTGGCATCGTCTGCCAGCGTCACCGCGGGTTCCGGCGCCGTGATGATGCGCTCGGCTCGCTGGATAGCCTGGTCAAATGCATCTCTGTCGAATTCGATGCGCTCGGCGTGGATCTCGTCGGTGTCTTTGTTGACCATCAGATACATGGCGCGAGTGAGGCCAGCCCAGCCCATGTATACTTGCATCTGCACGTAGTGCTGCGGCTTGGACTTCTTTACCCCATTTTTCACCATCGCGGCAAAGCTCTTGGCGTTTGCGGTCTTAAATTCGAGCAAATGCGGCGTTTTGGGCGCTTCCGGCAAACCCAGCCCAACACCGTCAAGACTGCCGGCAAAGTGGCCGCCCACCGCCTTGTAACGCCACTGGTTGCCGTCTGCATCCTTATCCCACACCTCAACGCCGATGTTTCTCAAGTCGGCGATCAGGCGCGGTTCCTGGTGGTTGCCGGTGTCAAATAACCTGAGCATCCGGCCGTCAAAGTCGGCCGGTTTTGCCCAGCGGAAAGACAGCCACAGGTAACGATCACACTCGTGGCCGATCTCAGATGCGCCGAGATGCGGGCGCCCCTGCCGGTCGGCTGTCTGTTCGTAGTGCCGGAATATTGCGGATCTGGTGCTGTTCTGCGGTTCTGGTAATTCTGCCATGATTCCTCCGTAACGCCGGGGCGTTGCCGCCCCAGCTTGTGATTACTTCTTCGACCAGGGGGCAGCTGCCGCAACCTTGCCAGTGGCAAAAGCGGCCGGTACTGCCGGTTTAGCTTTAGGCGCCGGTGCGCCTGTGGCCGTCGAATAACCCTTGATGCGGTTGGTCATCTGGCCTGACTGCGGGTTCAGCTCCTGCACCACATCAACCGTGAGGGGAATGTTGTGCAATTCCTCGCTGTCGCCAGGTTCCATAATGCCGACACAGTGACAAATGGCCGACAGCTCGCGCTCGGCGATCTGGACCGCGGTCGCGTTGGGGTTGACCAGGTTAAGTCTCGTCCACAGTTTCCGGCCGCTGTGCTTGGTGTCGCCGATCACTTCCATTGTGAGCATCAGATACTCGCCGGTGCCTGCTTTTGTTTCCTTCATCTCCGAATCCGTGATGATCACTTCGAAGCGACCGGCGGGCAGGGCGTCAAACGACTGTTGCGGCTCGATGTTTGCAGCATTGAAATTAAGTGAGGCCATGTTATTTTCCTTTGGTTTGGTTGGGTGCTGCGGTTGTCATTGCATCTGCTAGGGCCGACCAATCAAGCGGCAGGCTGTCCGGCAGGCTGTAACGATTCTTTGCGAGATAAGCGGGTTTTTCGGACGTGTAAAGCAGGCGCTCGCCGGTGCTGATGCCGCGGCTCACCTTGTTGTTAAAGCCCACATCTGACGATTTGACGATCGTCTTGTAATTGGCAAATCCAACTACATCGCACCATTCCTGCACCAGGGCGCTGCTGCGGGCTTGCAGTTTGGGTTGATAACGCTCATACGGCTCGACTTCGGGGCTGTCGAAACGCTTGATCTCGCAGTGCGCCAGCAGGATGGACGCCATGCCTTTGCTACGCAGGGCGGTCAGATCGTCTAACACTTTGCGCCACAGGTCGGCCGCGATTACGGCGCCTTTGCCATAGGCAAGGTCTTTGGCTTCGTATTGCGTGTTGATCTGTTCCCAGATCAGGTTATCCAGCCAGTCTAGGCTGTCGATGACGACTGTTTGGAAGTCGTGCTCGCCCTGTAATGCTTTAAGGGCATCCTGAACATCACTGAACCTAGTCGCCAGCGGGAAGTGATCCGCTTCAAGGCGCCCCAATCCATCCTCAGTCAAAATGAATATCGGGTTCGGTGCGCTGGCGCCAAAGGTCGTCTTGCCCAACCCATGCGGGCCGTAGACCATGATGCGCGGTGGCTGGATGCTGGTGTTGCGGGAAATTGCCTGCAGGTTAATTGCCATGATTCCTCCGTTAATTTAATGAGAACAACAGAACAACAAAAATCCATAATGATGCGAACGTCACCAACCCTAAAACACAATCAAGAATAATCTGTTTCATCTTTCACTCCGATCGTCACAAATGTCTTGCGCCATCTCATCAACGCAATCCGAATCTTCCAGATGTTTCTTGAGCATCGCCTGCACTTGGTCGTAGAGGCGCTCGATGCGGGCTTCAAAGGCGGGTTTGTTGGTGCCGAGGGCGGCGACTACCAGCTCGTATGCAAAGCTGCTGTCTAATTCCTCGGTGACAAATTCATACAGATCGACTTCAGTGCGGCCGAGCTGCGGGAATTTGCCGGTGTCGAGCACTTCCTCGACTATGTCATCAAGTGCGTCTGCGCGGTCATCGTCTGACACTTCGCGGCTTGTGGCGTTGCGGTAGCACTTGGGGCAGTCTGTGGCACCGCAGAGGCAGGGTTCTGGTGACATGTAAATCCTTTCGGTTGGTCGGTTGTTAGTTTGCTACGGGTAAATTGTTGAGCACTTCCAGTGCGTCATCAAGGCTGACGTATTCTGATTTTGCAATCAATTTGGCTTTGCCGTTTGTGGCGTAAGACACAACAATAAATTGCATTTTGCCGCCCATGATGCGCGTGCCGTAGCCTTTGGCTTTTGCAGCTTTTGAGATTTGAGTGGCTTCTTGTAAGGTCATGATATTTCCTTTCGGTTGGTCGGTTGTTTTGCTGCGATGTGTGAATAATAGACATGGCTTTACAGCGTGTCAATAGATTATTGCAATTATTTTTATCTGATGTAAGATGGCGACACGTTATCAACCACAAGGGGGTTCAAATGTATCTCACAGTCACAGACGCTGCCAAGAGGCTAAAGGTCAGCAGACAATGGACTACAACGCTGATAAATCAAGGAAAAATAGCCACAACTATCCTCGCCGGTCGGCGCGTTGTCATTGCTGACAAGGCATTCCAAGCGATGGAAAAAGGGCGCCGGAAGGCGGGGAAATGAATTATTTGTCAGTTTGTAGTGGGATTGAGGCGGCTACAGTAGGCTGGCATTCTTTAGGCTGGCAACCTGTTGCTTTTTCTGAGATTGAAAAATTCCCATGTTCTGCATTGGCGCACCATTATCCTGATGTGCCTAACTGGGGCGATATGACTAAATTTAAGGAGTGGCCAGATGCAAATGTCAATGTTCTCGTTGGAGGAACCCCCTGCCAATCTTTCAGTGTCGCAGGACTCCGAAAAGGATTGGCAGACCCGCGTGGCAACCTCATGCTTACGTATCTTGCCATTGCTGCAAAGTATAGCCCCGAGTGGTTGGTTTGGGAAAACGTGCCCGGCGTCTTGTCCAGTAACGGAGGACGAGATTTTGCCAGCCTCCTTCGAGGGATGGGGCAACTCGGGTATGGGTTCGCCTACCGAATTCTTGACGCTCAATACTTTGGAGTTCCCCAGCGGCGCAGACGCGTGTTCGTTGTCGGATGTGCTGGAGGTTGGCAACGTGCCGCAGCGGTTCTTTTTGAGCGCCACAGCTTGCAAAGGCATATTGCGCCGCGCAGAGAAGCGGGGCAAAGAGTTGCCAAAACAGTTACAGCAAGCCTTAAAACAGGTGGCGCAGACTACGATACAAAAGAATTGATCGGCGGGATTGATTACGAGAACAACGGTCATGGCCCTACTGGCCCTACTGGCCCTTTGCTGAAAGGTTCGCCGACCGGTGGCGGCAGACCGTTACCTGCTATCGCTTATGGCGTAGCTGGGGCATTGGATACGCAATGCGGTGGAGAAAAACTTACCCATCAATCGGTTGTCAACGGGCACGTTTTGCCGGTTATGGGAACGCTAACGACGCGCACATTTACGGCACTTGGCGCGCGTGATATCAAGGAAGGCGCACTCGTTCCGATGATTTCCCACTCCTTGCGTGGCGAAGGCTTCGACGCTAGCGAGGACGGGACGGGGCGCGGGACGCCGTTGGTGCCGATCCAGAACGCGCTGCGCGGCAAGTCGCAGAACGGGTTAGGCATTGGCGAAGGTGGGGAGCCGATGTACACGCTGGACAAGGCGAGTCAGCACGCGGTTGCCTTTGCCCATCAAGCAGGCGGCGCGCAGACCACGTTAGGCTACGACCAGGAGCGCGGAACCGCGCCTACGCTGCCGAAATGTCAGACGCTGGCAGTGGCGATTTTTAAAAGCGGCCAAAGCGCGGCCGCGCGTAGCATCGGATACAGCGAACACTTGGCGCCAACACTGTCATCGTCTGACGAAGATAATCGCATACCTAAGCTTTTGCAAGCCATGCAAGTACGCCGCCTGACCCCGCGAGAGTGCGAGAGGCTACAGGGCTTCCCCGACGATTACACGCTCGTCCAGTACCGCAACAAGCCAGCCGCTGATGGGCCGCGCTACAAGGCACTCGGCAACAGCATGGCAGTGCCAGTGATGGCATGGATCGGCAAAAGAATTCAACAAGTGGAGGAAATAACATGCACCACAAAGCAAAAATACCATTCAGCATAGTGCAGGAAGCCCGCCACCAGCGGCAGCGGTTTGGCAGGGCATACTCGGTCATCGCTGCTTTTTACGATGTCAGCATATGGACTGTGCGCGATTGGTGCGAGTATCGAACAAGGGTGGCAAGATGAACGTCAAAAACGTAATACGCCCACCGGACATGACCTGTTCTTTCTGCGGCGGCAAGGGGTTTCAGACAATTGAACGGGCCGCTGGGCAAAGTTTTGTGTGCAAGGACTGCCGCAAGACATATAAGCGCAAGTCAACGAGTGGATCCGGCGTTATTGCGGGGCCGGTTTATCATCGGACGCAGGAATTATAGGGGTGCGACATGGTTGAGAATGATTCTGTAGTCGAGCTGCATCCAAAGGTCTTGCTGGATGCTGCACTGAAATACGCGCTGCGGGGATTCCGTGTGCTGCCACTGAACAGCATCCGGCAAGGCGTCTGCACTTGCGGCGATTCCGATTGTCGCTCGCCTGGCAAACATCCGCTGACCGCACACGGGGCGACCGAGGCCAGCAGCGACGAAATGACGATCCGCGGCTGGTGGTCTAAGTGGCCGACTGCCAATATCGGGCTGGCGATGGGTGACGCGGGATGCGTGGCGCTAGATGTGGACACGCGCAATAACGGCCACCTGAGTTGGGAGGCGCTGATACAGGCTAACGGGGCCCTACCAGAGACTCCTACGCAGCGCAGCGGTAACGGGTGGCACTACCTAGTCAGGATCGACACTGCGGCCGTCAAACGCTGCCGTGGCAAGCTGGCGCAGGGGATTGACGTCAAGGCCAACGGCTATATCGTGGCCGAGCCATCCATCCATCATTCTGGGCGCCGGTATGCTTGGGATGACGGGCTGGATCTGCTGGCCGGATTCACCCCGGCACGCGCCCCTGTCTGGCTCGAACGCATGTTGATGGAACCGGCAGCGGAAGCGGGTGCGGCGCCCAGCTCGCCAAACTTAGGCAATTACACACTGCCGGCACAACTCGCAGAGGCCGCAGACGCGCTGACAGTGCTGGATGCCGAGGATTATCACCAGTGGATCGAGGCAGGCATGGCGCTACACGCGACCGGCTTGGGCGATCTGGCATATCAAGTCTGGGTGGACTGGTCCGGCCGGTCGGGGAAGTTTGACCACAAGGTGCAGCGGGCAAAATGGTTGTCGTTTTCAACCAATCGGGCCGCAGGCGTGACGATCAAAACCTTATTTTCTCGCGCCCAGTCGGCAGGATGGATAAACCCCATGTCAGGCACCAGCTCTGCACCGAAGGCATCCGCACCAGTTTCCAAGCTGATTGCAGAAACCGGAGAAACCTTCGTTGCCGGGTTCAAACCGCCGGAATACACCATTGAGGGCGTGCTGCTGCGCGGCTATCTCTACGGTATCACAGGAAAGAGCAACGCCGGTAAAACCGCCATTGCCGTCAGCCTGGCGGCGTGCGTCGGCGCCGGTAAGTCATTTGGCCGGCACCAGTCGGTTGTCGGCCGCGTGCTCTATCTAGCCGGCGAGAATCCAGAGGATATTCGGTTACGCATTAAAGCCTACTGCGTTTCCATGTTTATGCCGGACGCCTTTAATAATGTCACCTTTATCAGCCGGTCATTCAGCATTACGCAGCATTTTGAGGAATTAATGGAATTGTCGGAATTAGTCGGCGGCTTTGATTTGGTGCTGGTGGACGGCAAAACGTCATTTTTTAGCGGTGACGAGGAAAACGACAACACTCAGGCTTACGCACAGGCGCTTGAGCTGCGCTCATTAACGCGGTTGGTAGGTCTGCCTTCCGTGGCGGTGCTGTGCCACCCAAACCGCGCCGTAGAGGGCGCAGAGGGGCTATTGCCGCGTGGTGGATCGGCATTTTTGAATGAGCTGGACGGCAACTTGACCGCCTGGAACTCCGGTGGCGTGGTCAGCCTGTCTCAGAACAAAATCCGCGGCGCTGACTTTGAGCCGGTCAAAATCAAACTCGATGTATTCGTTTTTCCAGACATAAAGACTAATTTCGGCACGCCGATCACCTCGGTTATTGCCAAACCGCTAAACATGAACGAATCCGAATTGCTCGAAGAACAGGCCGAATCGGAAGAAAACCGCTTGCTGGCGCTGGTTAATTCCAATTCCAAAGCAACGCTGCGGGAATGGGCTACGCTGCTCGGCTGGAACGATCGCAACGGTCAGCCGATGGTGTCAAAGGTCAGCCGCACACTCAACCAATTAAAGGCCGATAAAATGGTCAGAAAGGTGCGGAAGAATTGGAAAATAACGACCGCTGGAAAGGCCGAAATTGGTGGTTAAAAAGTGTGTCAAAAAGTGTATTTCTTGTTCCGCGTTTGTTCCACGTTATAAAGTGATTTAAAAAATGGAACAGAACAGGGTGTTTTGTTCCAAAATGGAAATTCAGTAAAATGTAATAGTTTCAAATGTTTAGTGCTGTTTTGTTCCATAAAAAAGTGCGGAACAAACCATATGGGTTTAGAACAAAAAAGGATGGATTTGTTCCATCCTTTGTTTCCTATAGGTGGAACAAGAAGTGGAACAAGAGCAGTTTTTATTGATTAAAAAATAGGCAAATGACATGACACCAACCCAACGCAGCCTAGCAGCTCTCCGCGAACTCGGTTACCTGGTCGAAGTGGTCGAGAAATGGAACAGTTTTACCCGAACGCGGAAAGATTTGTGGGGCTGGGCCGATCTGCTGGCCATCCGGCGCGGCGAGGTGCTCGCGGTCCAGGTCACCAGTGAGGGCGTGGCCAATCGGGTTAAAAAGGTTATGGACTCGGAAACCATCGGTCGGGTGCGCGAGGCTGGGGTGCGGGTTGAAATTCACGGCTGGCGTAAGAACGTAAAAGGGCGCTACGTGCAGCGAGTGGTCGACCTCTCTTGACAGCACATTGTTTAGGCACTAATCTGCTGTTGCGTTGATCTCCTCCGTGATACGCACTCCCCCGCGAAACGGCGACTTGGATGTTGCGGGCATCCTCCCGGCGGTCGCCGTTGCCTTGAAAGGCACGCATGGCTGATGTTGCTGATGTTGCTGATTTTGTTCTGGTGCTACTGCACAGTGGCACCAATGCACATCTATTGCATCTTAAAACCGATAGTTACAGCAAGCACAAAGCCTTGCAAAAATACTACGAAACAATCATCGAACGCGTTGATGATTTTGTCGAAAACTATCAAGGTCGATATGATTTAATTACCGGCTATTCATCCGATTATCATCTGCCGATTGACGAGCCAGTTAAATACATGACCGGCTTAAAAGATTTTGTCGAAGAATCACGCAAGCATTTACCGCAAGATTCTGAGCTGGTCCAGTTGGTCGATAATATCGCAGAGCTTATAAACTCTACACTCTACAAACTTCGTTTTCTTCATTAAGGAAAATCATCATGGCTTATGGAAATAATGCAAAAATGCCGGCTGGCGTTGTGTCATCCGACAAAACAACCGACAAAAAAGAACCGATGCGCAATGATAATGGTATGGGTATGAAAGACAAGACCGGCGCCGACAAGCAATTCAACACCGGCCGCAGCGAGAGCATGTGCTATACGCACGATCGTAAATCCTGCCAGTAAAAGCGAAAGCCCGACACTTCTGAGATGCCGGGCTTTCTAACCATGCCAATTGGGAGAAATTGAAATGGCTGAATCTGACATTATAGAAAATTGTAGCTTTTGTCGATTTTTTAGAAATCATCAAATAATGGGAAACTGCAGACGTTTCCCGCTGATGCAGAACAAGCACGAAACCGATTGGTGCGGTGAATTTGTCCGTATTGCCGGTTTGGAACCGATCCACACCAGTGTGCCGACAACCATCACACTCATGCCGCCCCCACAGCGCAAACGTGGCCGGCCGGTGAAGGTGGCAGCATGATCCGGCCGATGGGTAACAAGGTCGTTGTCAAGCCACTGGTGCGGCAGCTGTCAAGCGTGTTGATCGTTAAAAACACGGAACCCTTCAACGAGGGAACTGTGGTGGCGACAGGACCAAAAGCAACCGAAATATCAGTCGGTGATTTTATTAAATATGGTAACGGGGATTATCTTAAGTGGCCAACGCATAATATTGACGGTCAGGATTATCAGATCATCTCCGAAATGGACATTTGTGCAGTCGTAACTCAATAAGGAAAAATCATGGCAAATTCAATTGCAATAGGCGTGGCGTATCAAGATCAGGATATTATTAACGCAAACAATTCTTTGGTGAATGCCGTCACGGGTCAATTCGGTTACAACACCGGCAGCTCGACCGCGGTGCCAACTGCGGTAACGCAAGCAACCAGCAAATCAACCGGTGTGACCGTGAACGCGCCTTGCGGAACAATTACAATGAACAACGCCGCACTTGCTGCTGGCGTTGAAGTCGCATTTGTTGTGACGAATTCGATGGTATCAGCATACGATGTGCCGGTTGTTGCCATCAAATCCGGTGCGACTACGGCAGGCACTTATTTGTTGTCGATTGCGACGGTTGCTGCCGGATCGTTCACGATTGCTGTGTCAAATGCCAGTGCAGGGTCATTGTCGGAAGCTCTCGTGATTTCATTTGCTCTTGTTCACGTTGCACAGCAATAAATGATAACGGTTGACTCGCTTAAAGCGAAAATTACTGCGCTCGAGGCTGAATTGCAAAAGGCAAACGTCTTTGTGATTCAAGCCCAGGCGACGATCGGCGCTTATCAATCACTCATCATCGACTTAGAGGCACCTCATGCCATTGAAGAAATCAACCAGCCCGAAAGCGTTTGAGAAAAACATCAAGGCAGAAGTGAAAGCCGGAAAGCCCATAAAACAGGCCGTGGCGATCGCTTATTCCGTGAAACGCGAAGCGGCGAAGAAGAAACGATGAGCGCAGCCTGGACGAAGAAAGCCGGAAAGAATCCGGCCGGTGGCCTGAATGCAAAAGGTCGCGCCAGCTATCACGCTGAAACCGGCGGCACATTGAAGCCGCCGGTCAAGGCTGGCGACAATCCTCGGCGTGCGAGCTTTCTTGCACGCATGGGCAATATGCCGGGTCCGATGGCAAAACCAAATGGGGAACCGACACGGCTGGCGTTGTCTTTGAAAGCATGGGGCGCCAGTTCTAAGGCTGATGCGAAGAGCAAAGCGGCGGCGATCTCAAAGCGGAACAAGCGTTGAAACTTGCCCCAATAAAAGAAAATGCCTAATAAATTACACAGACCGACCGAAGAAACGCGCAAACGCGTGCGCGAAATGTCTGGTCTTGGATTGCCGCACGAGCAGATCGGGGCGCTGATCGGCATCAGCGATGTGACGCTGCGAAAACACTATCCCGACGATCTGCAGATGGGTAAGGCGCAGGCATCGGCTCGCATTGCCGACACGCTATTCAACAAAGCACAGGCCGGCGATACCACAGCGATGATCTGGTGGACGAAAGCGCAGATGCGCTGGTCCGAAACCGTTAAGCAAGAGCTGACCGGTCAGGACGGCGCACCGCTGCTGTCAGGCATTCAAGTATCGTTTGTTAAAAACGATGCTGAAGCCTAAAGAAATAATTGCAAAGGCAGAATTCCCCGAAAAGCTGGAATTCCTGTTTAAGCCAGCGCGGTATAAATGCTGCTGGGGTGGCCGCGGCGGTGCTAAGAGCTGGGGCATTGCCAGGGCGTTACTGATCCTCGGCGCCAGATCACCGATGCGGATCTTGTGTGCGCGGGAATACCAGACCAGCATCAAGGACAGCGTGCACAAGCTGCTCTGTGATCAGATCGAGGCACTTGGCCTGCTGTCGTTCTACGAGATCACGCAGGCCAGCATACGCGGCAAAAACGGCACCGAGTTTGCATTTGCCGGTCTGAAAAACAACATCAGTAATATCAAATCATTTGAAGGCGTGGATATAGCGTGGGTTGAGGAAGCGCAGACCGTCAGCCGCATGAGCTGGAACGTGCTTATCCCGACGATCCGCAAGGACAAGTCAGAAATCTGGGTTTCGTTCAATCCTGAGCTGGAAACCGACGAAACGTATCAACGTTTTGTGCTGCATCCTCCGCCTGACTGCCAGAGCGTAAAGGTCAACTGGTCAGATAATCCGTGGTTTCCCGAAGTGCTACGCCTTGAGAAAGACGCATTGCGCGAGCGCGACATGAGCGCCTATAACACCGTCTGGGAAGGCATCTGCCGGCAGACAGTTGACGGCGCAATCTTTGCGAACGAGATGCAGATGGCTGAACTTGAAGGCAGGATCTGCCGGGTGGCTTACGATCCGAGCAAGCCAGTGCACGCGATCTTTGACTTGGGATGGTCCGATGCGACCGCGATCTGGTATCTGCAGTTTGTCGGCATGGAAACACGGTTGATTCGTTACATGGAGGACAACCAGAAAACCATCAGCCATTACCTGTCGCAGATGCAGACGCATGGCTACGTCTACGATACTTTGTGGCTACCGCACGACGCCGAGAACAAGACACTGGCGGCAAACGGTAAAAGCATTGAGGAAATTGTGCGCGGCGCCGGTTACAAGGTGAAGATCATACCGAAGGTGCCAATACCGGACAGCATCAACGCAGCCAGAACGATATTCCCGAATTGCTGGTTTGACCGCGAGAACGCCGCCGACGGCATTTCGTGCCTGCGCCATTATCGCTATGATGTCGACGAAGATGGCCGATTCAGCAAGATGCCGCTGCACGACGGATATAGTCACGGCGCCGACGCATTTCGTTATATCGGCCTGATGGTCAACGAACCGCGCCGAGCGCAGAAGCGCCGGCCTGAAATGCTGCAAATGGGCAGCTGGATGAATTGAAAAGGGTAAAACATGGCCTATCAAAGTGACGATTACGATAAACGGATTACTGATGCGATTGAATTCCTGCGCCTGGTGTCTACTGCTGAGAGCACGAACCGCAGCGAAGCACTGGAGGATCTGAAGTTTGCCGCCGGTGATCAGTGGCCAGTCGAAACGCAGAACAGCCGCAATCTGGAATCTCGGCCGTGTCTGACCATCAACAAGCTCGACGCTTACGTTCGCCAGGTCACCAATCAACAGCGCCAGCAGCGACCGCGGATTAAGGTGCACCCGACGAACACACAGGCCGATAAGAAGGTCGCAGAGGTGCTGGAAGGCATCACACGTCACATCGAGATCAACAGCAACGCAGACACCGCGTACGACACCGCATTTGATTACGCGGTTCGCATGGGCTGGGGATATTGGAGAATCGTCACCGACTTTGTGCGAGAGGATTCATTTGATCAAGAGATCTATATCCGGCAGATCGACAACCCGTTTACCGTTTATTTCGATCCCAACAGCACACAGCCTGATGGATCTGACGCCGAGCGATGCCTGATCACCACGATGATACCGAAAGCGGTATTCAACAAACAATATCCCGATGCAGATGACGGCGGGCAATTCAAAGCCACTGCGACCGGCGACAGCTGGGCCGAGTGGGTGAGCAAAGAGGATATTCGGATTGCCGAGTATTTTTACACCGAGCGCGTCAAAACCAAGCTGCTGATGCTGTCTGATGGCACGTCTGTATTCAAGGATGAGCTGCCGAGTGCCGAAGCGATGGCGCTGGCCGGTATCACGGTGATCGACGAGCGCGACAGCTTCAGGAAGCAGATCAAATGGTGCAAAGTCACCGCGATGGAAGTGCTAGACGAAAAAATCTGGCCTGGTAAGTTTATTCCGGTCGTGCCGGTCTACGGCGCCCAGCTGATCGTCAACGACAAGCGCAAAAAATACGGTCTGGTGCGGTTCGCCAAAGATCCAAGCAGAATGTATAACTACTGGCGCACCAGCATGACCGAATCGGTTGCTCTGGCGCCGAAAGCCAAATGGTTGCTGGCCGAAGGTCAGGACGAAGGTCACGAGAACGAGTGGACCAGGGCGAATATTGCCAGTAACCCGGTGCTGCGCTACAAGCAGACCGACATTGACGGCCGGCCGGCGCCGGTGCCTGTACGCCTGCAGCCGGAACCGCCACCAGCCGGCGTGATGACCGCAGCCGCTGCGATCAACGAGGATCTGCAGACGGTGCTCGGGATATTTGATCCCAGCAACATACCGGGCAATATCAGCGGCAAAGCATTGAACGGTCAGCAACAGCAGATTGACATGAACAATTACCATTTTTATGACAACCTGACGCGCTCAATACGTCAGACCGGCCAGATTATTCTGGATTTGGCGCCGCACATTTACAACGAACAGCGCGTGATGCGGATTATTGGCGCTGATGGCCAGCCGGATTTGGTCACGATCAACGAGAGCAAGCAGGATGAAATGGGCGTGCTGAAGGTCTTGAACGACGTTACGGTGGGCGAATACGATGTGGTGATGGATACGGGTCCGGGCTACAACAGCAAGCGCATCCAGGCGGTTGAGGCGATGATGCCGCTGCTGGCCGGCAAGCCTGAGCTGTTCAACATTGCTGGCGATCTGGTATTCCGCAACATGGATTTCCCCGGCGCCGAAGTGATTGCCGACCGGCTCGCTGCTGCTAATCCGTTGGCGCAGATTGATGACAAATCACCGGTGCCGCCACAGATCCAGATGCAGCTGCAACAGAGCAAAAAGGCAATGCTTGATCTGCAGCAAGAGAATGCCGCATTAAAGCTCGATATTCAGCATGGCGCAACGGTCAAAAAGCTGCAGGAAGATGGCGCAACCCAACGCAAGCTGATGGATGTGACCGCCCGAGCACACAACACCGAAACAATGGCCGAAGTGCGCGTAAACGACCAAAACACGCGATCCATCACCAGCCAGAACAAGTCAGAAATTGAGGGCATTGTGCAGCTTTTGTTGCACAACATGGACACCAGGCGCCTGCAGGATGAAATCGAGCGCAGGAACGCCGAGCAGCAACGGTCGGCACAGATCGCGGTTGAAGATATTTCGGCAGGTGCTAGCCCATTTATTCAATAATTGACAGCAATTTATCAAGGGTTTAGAAGTAACCTACCAGTGGGTTCACTGGGCTTATTTCTTGGAGAAATTCCATGTCAGCATCAGAAACACAAGCAGCGACCGTTTTAACCAGTGAGAATGCAGCCGAATTTTATGCTCAGCGAATGGGTTTAGCTGCCCAGGACGAACCGACCGAGGCCGCTGAAGCGGAGCCAGTCGAATCGGACGAGGGTCAGAATGAATCTGAGGCAGACGCCGAACCTGAGCAGAAAGAGGCCGCAGCAGACGAACCGGAAAAGAAAAGCAAGCCCAAGATCGAGAAGCGGATTGGCGAAGTCGTAAAGCAGCGCGAACAGGCAAAAGCCGAAGCAGCAAAGGAACGCGCAGGCCGCGAGAGCGCCGAAGCAAGGCTACGGGAATATGAGCAAAAGGCAGCGCCCGAAAAGGCAGCTGATCCTGATGCTGAACCGAAGCCTGAGCAATTCACTGATGCGTTTGAATATGCACGCGCACTGGCTGAATTTTCCGCAGAAAAAGCATTAAAGGATCGTGACCGGCAAGAGGCAGAAAAGAAAGCCGCAACGGAACGTCAGCAAACCATCAAACAATGGACTGACCGGATCACCGCGGTGAAGGCAGATTTACCGGATTTTGAGGACGTTGTTGCATCAAGCGATGTCGCTGTTAGCGACCAGGTGCGGGATGCAATACTTGAAAGTGATGTCGGGCCGCAGGTGCTCTATCACTTGGCCGAGAATCCAGAGTTTGCACAAAAGCTGTCTGAAATGTCCACGATTACTGCACTGCGCGAGATTGGGAAACTGGAAGCGCGATTCGAGAAAAAGGAACCGGCGAAAGCTGCTGCAACGAAACAAAGAGCGCCAGCACCGATCAGGCCCATTAAGGGCGGTGGAAGTGCAATGGATACGCAGGTCAACTCAGATGGAGTTTTCCACGGATCTTATCAAGCATGGAAGCAGGCAAGGCTGGCAGGAAAAATTCGATAATCTTTTATTTAGGAAATAATCATGGCTAATAATCTGCTGACTATCAGCAAAATCACGAATGAAGCACTGATGGTGCTTGAAAACGAATTGACCTTTACGAATGAGGTTGATCGTAACTATGATGACCAATTCGCTGTTGTGGGCGGCAAGATCGGCGCGACCGTGAACGTTCGCCGTCCTGGTCGTTTTATCGGCACCACTGGTCCGGCTCTTAACGTTGAAGATTTCAACGAGACAAGCGTGCCGGTTACTTTGTCGACTCAGTTCCACGTTGACACCAGCTTTACGACTCAGGATCTGGCGCTGTCGCTTGATATGTTTTCGGACCGCGTGCTGAAACCGGCCGTGGCCGCTATTGCAAACAAGATTGACCGCGATGGTTTGGTTACCGCTGCTGCCAATACTGCAAACATCGTTGGCACTGCCGGCACGCCGCCGACCAGCTTGCTGACCTACTTGACCGCTGGTGCCTATTTGGACAGCGAAGGTGCGCCGCGTGATGGCCGTCGTTCGTGCATCGTGGAACCGTTCACCAGCGCGACGATCGTTGACTCGCTCAAAGGTCTGTTTGTGCCGAACCAGAAGATTTCTCAGCAATACGAGAAGGGTCTGATGGGTACGGATTCCGCTGGCATGAAGTGGAAGATGGACCAAAACGTTGTTTCGCAGACGTTTGGTTCGTTTGCTGGTACTGGTGCTGTTGCTACCACAACCGCCACTGGCTTTTTGACAACCGGTTGGGCTTCGACCTCGACGATCACACTGATTGCAACTGGTGCTGTTTCGCTGAATGCTGGCGACACCTTCCAGATCGCTGGCGTGTATGCGGTCAACCCGCAGAATCGTCAAGCGTATGGCACGAACAAGCTGCGTAATTTCGTTGTGAAAACTGCCGCTTCCGGCACCAGCACTTCGTTTAGCGTGACTGTTTCGCCTGCCGTTATTACTGCTGGTCAGTTCCAAAACGTCAGCATTCCGACCACGAGCGCAACCGCGGCGGTTACATTCTTTAACAGCTCTGGCACCGTGTCACCGCAGAATATTGTTATGCACCGCAATGCGTTTACCGTTGCGATGGCTGACCTTGAGCTGCCGGAAGGTGTGCACTTCGCTGGTCGTGCGAGCGACAAAGAGCTGGGGATGTCCATTCGTGTCGTTAGGCAGTACACAATAAATAACGATTCAATCCCGACTCGTTTGGATGTGCTCTACGGCTGGGCGCCGCTGTATCCCGAGCTTGCTTGCCGCGTTGCTGCGTAATAACCAGGGGCGCAGTCAATGCGCCCCGTCTAACCTCATTTAAAGGAATTCATCATGGCAAATCCAGGACCGGCCTCGGCCACCACGATTCACCCGCAATCCCTCGGCACTAATCAGGCGTATCGTTTGCTTGGTTATGCAACGGGCGTTTCACTCGCTGCCACTGGCGATGCGGCTACTTTTAACGTCATTAACAGCGCGACCTACAACATCACCAACGTGGTAATCACCAATGCAAGCGCAGACGTTTCCGGCGGCGCTCTTGCCATCTGGACGGGTCCGGCTGGCACCGGCACAGAAATCGTGACCAATGCTTCGCTGACCAGCAACACCAGCTCGGCATATGTCACGAAATCCACTGTTGTTGCTGCAACTGGCACTAAAAATCTGGCAACGCAACAGTTTGTTGTCAAAGTTGGCACCGCTGTTACTGGAACCGTTGACATTTACATCTACGGCACTGATTTCAGCACGTTCTAAGCTGTATCGGGAATCGTTCGCAAGGACGGTTCCCATTTTTCGAGGGTAAAACATGGCCTACGATTCCGCATTTTCTCCGTTTGGGCCGACTCATCTTGTCGGTACTAGCTCTGTTCAAATAAAAGCAACCAACAACGACAATCCAACTTCCTATCGAATTCGTAATCTTAAAACAACCGATCAATATTTCTCATGGGCGCCGCCAGCACCAGGTGATGTTGCAGTAACTTGCGTGACACCAGCCGCACCAACTAACGGATCGCCGGTAACAAATACTCTTGGCATGGCCGGCAGCACAACAATTGTGATTTCTGGCATTCCTGCAAACGCATGGTTTTTGAGCAACGTTGCCGCAGGTTTTGAAGTCACTGCTGGCGAAGGCAAACTGTAAAGGCCGACCATGACGCAGCCGATCGACATTGTAAGCCGGGCGCTTAAGGATATTGGCGCACTGGAAGCGGGCGAAACGCCGACTTCGGATGCCGCACAAGACGCGTTTGACATGCTCAACGACTTGATTGATCAATGGTCAAACGAGCAAATGATGGTCTTTTACAAGACCGAGATTGTTTGGGCCGTTACGCAGAATGTGACGCAATATACGATCGGACCAGGCGGTTCGATTGGCGCCAGCTTTACCGGCTCAATCAGCGGCACCACGTTGACGATTCCGGCCAGCGGTCTGCTGTCAGGCTACATCACGCTCGGCCAGACGCTAACAGGCACCGGCGTGACCGCGGGAACGACGATCACAGGTTTTAGCACTGGTGCCGGCGGCAGCATCAATTACGCAGGCACCTACACCGTCAGCACTTCGCAAACCGTAACCAGCACTACGATCTCGGCCTACTATCAGCGGCCGTTGTCGATCAACTCAGCATTCGTGCGAGTATCAACGACCAGCAACGGCGTGCCGATTTACGGCGGCGGCTTGGATTACCCGGTCAGCGTGTTAAATCTTGAGCAATACAATTTGATCGGATTAAAAAGTTTAAACGGACCGTGGCCGAAGGCGGTTTATTATCAGCCGAGCGAGCTGCTCGGAAATGTGACCGTCTGGCCAAATCCGTCACAGGGCGAAATGCACCTATTCGCCGACACCGTGTTTACCAGATACGGCACGCTCTATGATTCAATAAGCCTGCCGCAAGGCTACACAATGGCCCTACGCTGGTGTCTGGCCGAGCGCCTGTGTCCTATGTATGGGAAAGCCTCGCAAACGCAACTGGCGATGATTAACGCGTTTGCAGCGCAATCTAGGGCAACGATCAAGCGCACCAACATGAAGCCGGCTCAGATTGCCAGTTACGATGATGTGATTGTTTCCGGTCGCCGCAAAGATGCTGGCTGGATTCTTCACGGTGGATTTATTTAAGGATAATCATGTCTAATATCGCAATTTCAGCATTACCCGTTGCCACTTCGCAAGCTGGCGCCGATGTGTTGCCGATCGTGCAAGCCACGACCAGCACGACTAAACAACTGTCGGTCACCAATCTATTCACCAGCCCGACGCTGGTTACGCCTGTATTGGGCGTAGCAACCGGCACCAGCCTTAGCACAACGGGCAACCAGGTTATTAGCAGCACCGGCAAACACGGCTACGCAACGGGGGCTGGTGGAACGGTTACTCAAGCTACAAGCAAAGCCACCGGCGTGACGTTGAACAAATCAACCGGCCAAATTACGCTGAACAATGCGGCACTTGCCGCAGATACCACGGTCAGCTTTACCTTGACCAACACCGTTATCGAGGCTGGCGACATTCTGATAATGAACCACATCAGCGCAGGCACTGCGGGTTCTTACCTGCTTAATGCTCAATCTGCTGCGGGCACCGCCAGCATTAACGTGCGGAACATCACTGCGGGGTCGTTGAGTGAAGCCATTGTGATTGCGTTTGCGGTAATCAAAGCCGTTACTGCCTAACATGCCAGATTTCGGATTTGTTGGCACATCCTATGAGGCGCCTAGCATCTATCAGGATGCTCAGGAGTGCATTAATTTTTACGCTGAAATAGATCCGACGAAACAACCCGGCCAGCGCGGGATTGTGGCGCTGTATCCGACGCCGGGCTTGTTGCTGAAAACGCAGCTTGCAGTTGCAGAGGTTCGCGGCTTGCATACTATGTCAGGTGGAGAAATCCTGATTGCAGTATCTGGTCAAAATGTGTACTCGGTAAACGCCAGCATGGTGGCAACCTTAATTGGTACGTTGTTAAGCAGTACTGGCCCGGTATCCATCAGTGACAACATCACGACAAACAACGGTCTAACAGCCTATATCGTTGATGGCAATAACCGCTACACATGGGTTGCCAGCACAAACACTTTTGCAGTATTGCCAAGCACTGATGGCCCGTGGCAAGGTGCAAGCGTTACAGATCAAGTTGACAATTATTTCTTGTACAACGAACCAGGCACGCAAAATTGGGCTTGTAGTGATCTTGGACTTGCCACATCATCTTTAGCACTCTACGGATCGGCTGATGGTTACAGCGACCTTCTGGTAAGCATGATCGTTAATAACAGACAGGTTTATCTGTTGGGAGAGACAACGACCGAGGTTTGGACAGATGTCGGTAATGTAATAACAGGGATTACCACTTTCCCATTTCAACGGGTTCCCGGCACATCAACTCAAAGTGGAATTGGCGCACCGTTTTCATTGGCTAGATTTGGTGAGAGTTTTGTTTGCGTTGCAAGAGACAATCGAGGCGATGGCACGATTGAAATGATGCAGGGCTACACATGGGTCCGAATTTCTACCCATGCGGTTGAGCAAACTCTGATTGACCAATATACCGGCGATGCAATCGCTTACAGCTATCAGATTGAAGGCCATGAAATGTACGTTGTGACATTTCCAACCATTAACCTGACTTGGGTATATGACTTATCCACTAAAAGCTGGCACAAATGGCTGTCATTTGCTGACGGCGTTTATAACCGGCATCGGTCAAATTGTGGTGCATTTTTTAACAATATGTACATTGTTGGAGATTACGAAAACGGCAAGCTGTACAGCATTGAAAACGATGTTTATACTGAAGATGGGGCAACAATCCGCAGGCTACGTCGAGCGCCGCATCTTGTGGCCGACTTCCAACGGGAATATTTTGACGAGCTGCAGATCCAGTTTCAGCCAGGGGTGGGCTTAAATGGGTATCCTGGCTATGATGGTGAAGATTTAGCCACTGAATCCAATAACGTAATTGTGGCCGAGTTTGTGCAAGGTTATTTGACCACGCAAGCCGGTGACCAGTTAGTCACTGAGGCCGGTGACGGTAACGAACCGCTGGTTACTCAAGTGCAGCCTGCCGTGGATTACAACGGCTATGCCTTAGAAACGGAAGCCTATGAAGCTACGCCTGGCTACGATCCGCAGGCCATGCTGCGCTGGTCCAACGACGGCGGCAGCACCT